AATTGAACGCTTTGTTCAAAACAGCGGCAGCTTTAACTTGCTTAGTTTGTGACATTGAACGAGCCAACGCTTTGGTATAGCGGCTAGAAAGACGATCATAAAGATTATCTTCTATTGCTTCCTCTGTTATTGCAAAGGCCAAAGCAATCGTTTCATGAGTGTAACGAGCAGTAAATGATTCGTTTGCACTATCAAAAGCCACGGCAGCGCCTTCAGCTTTAGTAGGTGCATTACCGAACCCTGCTAACATTACCTCTTCTTCAAAAGCACGATCTGAACTTTCTGTTTCATAAATTTCAGCGTGCTGATTGTCGTAACGGTCGTACTCCAAACCGAACAGAGCATTTAATCCGGGCTCTAGTTCTTTAAGGAGTTGGGAACGTGAAATAGCCATATCCTATATCTCCTTAATTATGGGTTAGCTTGTAAGCCAGTACCAATAGCAGTTCCGTCACCAGAAGCACCATTGAAGTGGTTGTTCAAACGTACGATTAATGGGATGCCCGCAGTAGTAAAGTCATCATTACCAGCTTGATCTAACACACCTACAACCCGCATGTTTAAAGCAGCAGTTGCAGCAAGTGTATTAAGATCTAGCGTAGCAGAGGATAACCCTGTAGCTGTTGAGCCCGAAGTTGCCGTTGCAAAATCAGCATTTGCAAAAACAGCAGCGTTTTTAAGTTCACCTTCTGTGTCTTCAGTAGTTTGAGCATTACTGGTCATAATAGTGAAGAGCATATTAGGGTCATCATAAACGAACGCTTTTACATCAAAGTTTGAGTCCACGTCTCCAGATCCAGGATAATAGTTCCTAAATACTGGTTTACCTGTAGAAGAGGAAACATACTCACAACCAGCAAACACTCCTAAAAGAGCTACAGATCCACCAGAAGCACTACCAACAAGCTCAATAGTACCATCGTTAGTTGGGATAACAGGTGAGCCTTGGAAAATAGCTGTGTTGTAAATAGTTTCATCATCAGAAGCGTTGTCAATAATATACTGCGTTAAAGCCATATTATTGGAACGACCACCAAGAAGACCGTAAGGACGCAAACCATAGGCAGTTTGTGTATTAGCCATGATTTTTCTCCAAAAAAGTTAAAGTTTATTCGGTGTCTGTTCCACCGAATGTTACACGTGATTGCCTATCAGGTTTACTGATTGGCATCGAAGGGTGCTGTTCCCGTAACATGTCGTTGTCGATAGCTTCTTGCTGATCTTCTGTTTTGGCAGCAAAAAAAGCATTCCGCTCGGCAAGTGACTCTACTGGGAATCTAGCAAGTACCAAGCCTCCTACACCTATTACACCAGCATGTTTTCCATCCTGTATTGTAGGTGCGTAAAAATCTGGGTACTCATCAGCGCGAACAAGATCAAATCCTTCGCGTAAACGTGCAGAAAGGTTCTTAGTATCATCAGATCCCATGATAGAAGTGCGGATCCAACGGTGTATGTAACCTTCTGGTGCGGGTGGTGCGTCTAAACTTGACGGTGGTTTCCATGGTGTTCTGCGGGTTGTTTTTTCCCGTGTTTTACTAGCGCGTGGAGAACGAGTTGTTTCAGTTGCTTCTGTCATAATTCGCTCCTCACGAATTTAGGCGCTCTAACTGAGCGGCATATTGTTCTAATGGTACATTAAGTTTTCTAGCAATTGCAATCTGACTTTGGGTCAATTTAACACTTTTTTTGCTTTTTTGTCCTGTTTTTCTACTTGGTCCTGCAACCATA